CGGATCTGAATGCTCCGCTAGACGGCAAAGTGATTCGTAGCGATCACACTACGAAGCGTCAGTGGTTTCGTGGCATGTTTACCTACTTCCTTCCGAAAGATCGGGAGGGGTTGGCATATCAGGTCATCCAAGCGAGAAAATTGCTTGGGCTAACTCTGACACCAGATACCATCTGGTCGCTTTCGCCGTGGAGCTGGGCCGTTGATTGGTTTACCAACACTAGTGAAGTGTTGGAAAACTGGTCCAATTGGGCCATCAACGGTCAGGTGTTGTTGTATGGGTACATGATGGAACATTCCATCGTTGAACGTACCTATACTTACGTAGGTGCTACTCGTTATCAACGAGCAGACGTACGTCCACCTGCTATTACCCTTGTTTCTGAAGCAAAGGTAAGGCGAGTGGCAACGCCATATGGGTTCGGCATCACCTGGAATGGCTTTAGTGCCATCCAGGCTGCCATTGTTGCTGCTCTTGGACTTTCCAAGAGCAAGTAGCAGATGATCAATCTGCGTTACAACGCCATATGGGGTCTTATCAGATCCCTAGGAGTGATGCTCATGTCGTTCACCGACCCTCTGTCAATCACGATTGGGGGTACCACTACGCCTCTCCCGCGCGTAAGCGTGGGGGATGACGAAAGTGAGTACACCAGTGGTGACGGCCTCATTAAGGTTCTCGCTAGCCATCAGTATGGCAAGCGGACCCGGAGGCTGCTGAGGATCGACACTTCGAAGCTGACTTCGGATCCGTTTAAGCCGTCGGAGAATGTGAAGGTCTCGATGGGGTATTACCTCGTCTTTGACCTTCCTCCGGCCGGCTATACGGCTGCCGAAGCGCTTGCCGTCTACACGGGCTTTGCGGCCCTGTACTCGGCAACTTCGAACGCGATGATCACGAAGCTGCTCGGGGGTGAGTCCTGACGGACGCCCCTGAGGCTTTTAGTGACCTCGACGTGACGGATAGTGTCTGGGCAGAAGACTCCAGGCTTGCCGCAAGGCATTCCTGGAACTACTTTCCAGGCAGTGATCGGATAAGAGGAGAGATACCTCCAATCCTGACACGAGGTGTTCTTAACGATAAACAACTTATTACCAGAAAATTTCTGGTGGTAGTTGTTATTATCGTGAACGCCTGCTATTCCATCAGTGAAGCTCTTATCACGGGAGGCCAAGTTGGCTGCCCCTGGTAAGAGGGTGAAGAGAGCTTCGAGAGTACATGTTTTCTATAGTGAAGACCCTAGAAAGGGTCCTCTACTTAAGATTACTGTGCAGATTGGCGAGAGCCAGTCTACTGAGGAACATATGGCATTTCAGAACCTGTTGTCTTCTGTAAAGAAGCTTCAGTCTCTGACTATACCAGATGCTACTCAACTCCCGTTAGGACTCAACATTGACGACGGAGCTAAGGATAGCCACCTCTGATAAGGAGGGACTATGAAAAGCCTGACGTCACTCTGGTCCTGTACCGCGGATGAACTTGCGGTACGATGTTGCACTAGCGCCCTGCTCGACATAAAAACTGTCGAACAGCGAGTCAAACACGAGGGGATATCGTTTTTGGCGATAACCCTGGCGGACTATGGAAAAGTCATCCAAAAATGGCTGGACCATGGCCTCGTCGCCCCTTGGGATAATGTTTCGTTTAAGAAACATCATCTTACTGGTCTCCCCCTATTCCTAGGAGGTTTCCTTGAGCGTGTGTTTGACCCGGCTAGTGGAGTGTTGCTTGATGAACCAGACATAGAAGCAATCTATGCTCTTCGTCAGCTAACGCTGATGTTTAGCAAGATCGCTCTCCCTCAAGACTCACCGCAAGGCGAGTCTACGCGGGTTGTAAGTCCGCGTCGTGAGAGACGAGCTATGTCTGAATTCGTCTCGTGTGAGCAGGATGTTAGGAGGGCTGATGCTCTTCTTGATCCTGACTATATGTCAGATTTCAAGAGAGTTTCTAGCCTGCTTTTCAGCGATCTCTTTGCAAAGATGGACAGAGATGTCCATTTTGCAAGGCTCGTTGGTAAGCATGGTCCGGGCGTTGTCGCAGATAAAATTAGCAGTAATGCTAAATGGAATCTGCGAACCTGGACCACTCGACTCCAAAGGCTGTTTCCAGCTGAGGAGTTCCTCATTCCGAATGTCTCTTATACTGGAGACCTTAAGAATGAGATTAACATCCTTGAACCCGAGGCAGAGATCCCGGTTAGGGTGATCTCTGTCCCTAAAACGCTCAAGACTCCTCGTCTAATTGCCATCGAACCGGCTGCTACGCAGTATGCGCAGCAGGCGCTCCTTGACAGTTATAGACGTGCGCTTAAGGAGGATGGTTTCCTCTCACGCGTGATCGGCGATGAAGACCAAGATCCTAATCGGATCATGGCTCAATCAGGTTCACACAACGGTGACCTGGCCACACTAGATCTTAGTGAGGCGTCCGATCGAGTCTCGAATCAGCATGTACGAGCTATGCTCGCAGACTACCCAGAATTGCTATGGGCAGTTGATGCTTGCAGGTCTCGGAAGGCTGACGTACCTGGCCATGGCGTTATACGCCTGGCCAAGTTCGCGTCGATGGGTTCAGCTCTTTGCTTTCCTATGGAATCTATGGTATTCCTTACCATTATTTTCCTGGGAATTGAGCGAGAGCTCAACACTCTACTTTCCCGGAAACAGTGTGAACTGTATTCTGGGCGGGTGCGTGTCTTCGGGGATGATTTGGTTGTCCCCAGAGACGATGTGCTGTCCGTCGTTGATGAACTTAGTGCTTTTGGGCACAAAGTTAACATCAGCAAGAGCTACTGGATCGGAAGATTCAGAGAATCTTGCGGCAGGGAATACTACGATGGCCATGACGTTAGTATAGTCAAGGTCAGAGAAGTACTTCCTACACGACGGCAGGATGCTAGCGGTGTTATATCTGCAGTTTCCCTCCGAAACCAGTTTTACTGGTCCGGATTGTGGAAATCCGCGGATTGGATGGATACCTATTTGAGGAAAGTCATTAGACATTTCCCGAATGTGGCTCCAACCTCACCACTGTTGGGCAGGGAGTCTGCGCTGGGCTATCAATTCCAGCGCCTACATCCAAACTATCACAGCCCCCTAACCAAGGGCTACTACGTGATAGCCAAATCCCCTCGAGATCATCTCGATGGGCCTGGTGCCCTACTCAAGTGTCTCGGATCCAAACCGTACACCGGTTGGGGACTTGTCCCCAATCGGAGCGCTAGGATCGTTGACGTTGCGAGCGTCAATGAAGAGCACTTGGAGCGTTCTGGACGCCCCGAGCGCGTCGACATCAAGCTCGGG